GAGAAAGGGAACAAGAGGTAGAGAAGTTTGCTAGTGAGCAAATTGGAAGACGAAGAAGAGATGATTATACTGATGGTACAATAAGAATACCTCTACCTTCTCGTAATCCATAACTAAGGAGAAAAATATGGCAATAACATCGGCAATTTGTAATAGTTTCAAACAAGAGCTTTTACAAGGTATACACAATTTTACAGCATCGTCTGGTGATACTTTTAACTTAGCTTTATTCACAAGCAGTGCTACTTTAAATGCAAGCACAACAGCATTTGCTACAAACCCTGGAGGAGGGTCTGACACTGAAGTATCAGGATCTGGATACACTACAAAAGGAAATGCTCTTACAAGCATAACTCCAACTTTAGATTCATCAACAGCTGTTTGTGATTTTACTGATACAAGTTTTACTTCTGCATCTTTCACAGCAAGAGGTTGTATGATTTTTAATGATTCAGCTTCGGGTGATCCAGCAGTTTGTGTAATTGATTTTGGATCAGATAAAACTGTGACAAGCGGAACTTTCACAATTCAATTTCCAGCAGCAGACGCATCAAACGCTATTATCAGAATAGCATAAGGAGGAACTCCTTATGTCAACTACCTGGGGACAAAATTCTTGGGGCGATAACTCATGGCAATCTGATACTGTAACCATAACACCTACAGGATTTTCTAGTTCTTCTTCAGTTGGAAGTGGTACAAACATGGGTGTGCCTCAACAAGGTTGGGGTGGTAAGGCTTACGGTCAAAACGAGTGGAATGAATTATCAGATAATACTGTATCATTAACTGGTTTTGGATTAACAACTTCTTTAAACTCGGATGGATTATTATCATTTCAATCAAATGGTTGGGGTAGAAATGCTTGGAACGTTGGTCCTTTTGGAGAAAGTTTTAATCCTGTAGTAACTTTAACTGGATTTGGTTTAACTACATCTGTCGGTGATGGAACTAATATGGGTGTTCCTCAAACAGGATGGGGTGGAAGAACTTGGAGCACCGGTGAGTGGGGAGCTGTTAATGATAACAGTGTTGAAGTTACAGGTTTAGAATTATCTACAACTGTTGGTACAGTAGAAGCGTACAACGAAGTTGGTTGGGGCCGTGATGGTTGGGGTGAAGAATTTTGGGGTGAATCAAATGATGCTCATGCAACATTAACAGGTTTTGAATTACAATCGACTTTAGGTAATAGCACTTGGGGTGCTAAAGCTTGGAATAATAATGCTTTTGGTACATTTACTCTTGATGTAGATGATTTATCACTTGGTATTACATCTCCTGGTGCATTAACCTCATCTATTGGAACAGCGACTATGCGTGGTGATGTTCCTGATTTAGTTCCAACAGGTCAATCAGCAACTGCATCACAAGGGTCACTATCTCCTGCGGATGTGATGAGCCCAACAGGACAATCAGCAACAGCTTCTGTTGGAAATTTATCTCCTGCAGATGTAATGGGTGTATCTGGAGTTGGTGCAACAACAGCAATAGGTGATGTGGCTATCACCACAAATCCTATAATTATTCCTACAAGTTTATCTATGACTTCTGCACAAGGAGCACTATCTCCTGCGGATGTAATGGGAGTAACAGGACAATCAGCAACAACTTCTGTTGGCTCTCCATCACTTAAAATTGATGCTACATTTACGATAGGAGGATTGTCTACAACATCTTCTGTAGCTGCATTCGGAACTTCTACAGGCTTTGGAATTCAAGCATATCAAGCAGTTGACACAGGTTCAAATTCATCATATACAGATGTTGCAACTGGATCAAATACAAGTTATAGTAACGTTGCATAGGAGAAAAATATGGCATCAACATTTACACCTTTAGGAATAGAGCTTCAAGCAACTGGTGAAAACGCCGGTACATGGGGAACAAAAACAAACACTAATTTAAGCATTATTGAACAAATATCTGGCGGATTTACTCAACAATCAATAGCTGGAGGTGCACAGACTACAACATTATCAGTTTCTGATGGATCAACTGGTGCGGTTCTAGCACATAGAATGATAGAATTTACAGGCACAATTACAGGAAATCAAATTGTTACAATTCCTTTAGATGTACAAACTTTTTATATTTTAAGAAACTCAACTTCAGGATCACATACAGTTCAATTTAAATATGTTTCTGGATCAGGATCAACTGTAACTTTCTCAGCAACTGATAAGGGAGATAAAGTTGTTTTTGCTGCAGCTAATGATGGTACAAATCCAGATATTAAAGAGATTGCTTTAGGTTTAACAGAGATATCTGAGGACACATCACCTCAACTTGGTGGTAACTTAGATACAAATGATAATAACATAATTATAGATGACGCTCACGGTATTTTAGATGAAAATTCTAACGAACAAATTGTATTTCAAACAACATCGTCAGCTGTAAACCAATTCGATGTCACTAACGCTGCAACAGGTAATGCACCAAGCATTTCTGCTACAGGTGATGACACAAATATTAGTTTAAATTTAGTTGCAAAAGGAACTGGATCTGTTCAATCGAATGGATCAGCAGTTAAAGTTGCAGGCAAAGAAAGTATTTGGGTTCCTGCAGTGGCCATGTATCCTAACACTACAAATGGTGCTGGAGCTCTTACTCAAACAGAATTAGGAAATGGACCAGAACTTAAAGCGCTGCCTTTTGATAAAACTTCTGACGAGTTTGCACAATTTGCAATTGCTTTTCCTAAATCATGGAACGAGGGGACAGTAACCTTTCAAGCATTTTTCACAGCAGACTCAACAGATACTGGTACTGCAAAATTTACATTAGCTGGTGTAGCATTAGCAGACAACGATAGTCTTAATACTGCTTTTGGAACAGCAGTTGGACCATCTGCAAAAGCACACAGTGGAACAGCAAACGATTTAGACGTCACAGCAGAAAGTGGAGCAGTTACAATAGCTGGTTCACCTTCAGTAGATGAATATGTTTTCTTCGAAGTATCTAGAGACGTGTCAGAGGATGATCTAGATGCTGATGCAAAACTTCTTGGAATTAAATTATTCTTTACTACTGACGCTGCTAACGACGCGTAATAAAAGGAGTATAGAGTATGTCATCATTCGGATATAGAATCCTAGGTCTAGGAGGCGGAGCTGGAGGACCACCATATCAAATAGATCACCTTACAATAGGTGGCGGTGGAACTGGCGGAGGAGCCTTCGGTGGAGGCGGCGGCGGAGCTGGCGGCTTCAGATCTGGAAACTTTATAGCAAATTCAAACACAGTGCTTACAATCACAGTAGGCGGAGCTGGTGGAAGTAGTTCTATCGCAGGAACTGATGTGACTACAGTAACTAGTGATGGTGGTGGTTCTGGAGGTCCAGGAGGAAACTCAAGTCCTGAAGGTCGTCCAGGTGCCTCTGGTGGTGGTTCTGGAGATGCAGGATCAAACCAAAGAGCGGGAGGTGCTGGAATACCAGGTCAAGGAAATAATGGAGGAAGTGCTAACCCAGGAAACACTGGTGGCGGAGGCGGTGCTGGAGGCACTGGCGGAAACGCTCCAGGTGGAAACGGAGGAAGCGGTTCTGCAAGTTCTATAACAGGTTCATCTATCATATACGCAGGTGGCGGAGGTGGTGCTCCAGGTAAATCTGGAGGAAACGGCGGTGGAGGAAATGGTTTTTCTTCTGGTGACGGATCTACATCCCCAAGAGCTGGCACTGATGGTAAAGGTGGCGGCGGAGGCGGAGGAAAATTTCCCGCTTCTCCTTCAAGTGGTCAAGGTGGAGATGGTACAGTTGTTCTATCTGTTCCAACTGCTAACTTTACTGGAAACACTACGGGCTCACCTACAGTTTCTACATCTGGATCTAACACAATCATGGTATTTACTTCTACAGGGACGTATACAACGTAATGAAAAGATTTGCTAAATTAGATGAAAATAACGTCATGGTTGACTTAATTGTTGTTGGCGAAAGTGATGCTCCAACAGAGGAAGAGGGAGCTAAGTTTATAAATCATTGTCAAAAAACCTCCGGTGTAGTTTGGGTTGAAGCCACTAATGAAGTTACGCCTGGATCTACTTATGACTTTTCAACTAAAAAATTTACTCCTGTGCAACCCGCACCTAGCTGGACATATGTAGCGGGGTCTGGAATAATTGGTGAGTGGCAGCCACCTGTACCTTATCCAGATGATGGTGGTAGTTATCAATGGGATGAAAGCGTTTACCAAGCAGATAATACAGCTGGTTGGGTATCCTAAGATTTAAATAATTTTTTAAATAAATTTTTTACACGTCCTTTTAAAGACTTATTTTCAAAGTATTCTATACACTCTGCTATCGTTTGTTGACGTATATATTCTTCTCGTATCTCTTGTGATGAAGGCTTTTCATTATGCCAACGTTCTAAGGTATAATTACCCTCCCAAGCTTTTAACTCATACTCAGTGTTTCTAATTAAAGAGTCCATGACAGTGTTCACTCCCCATGAAAAACCATTTTCGTTTGTATATTTTTCAATAACTTGTTTTGTTTCTATCTCCTAACACTCCTTTTACAAAAGAATTAAAAGCCAGACTAATTCTAAGATTATCTCCTTTTTTAACATCTACTTTATGAGTTAATTCTGAAGGAAATAATAAAAGATCTCCTGAAGTAACAGGATACCACCAACTTTCAGAGTTGTAGAGATTCCAATTTTTTGTTTCGGGTTTAATTCTTTTATAACAATTATTAAAAAATCTAATCATGTCGTTTTCAGGATTAGCGTTTACATAAAGCACACCAGATATCATACTATTAGGATGTTCATGTATGTGATGATACTCATCTGTTTTTGTAAAATTTAACCAAGACTGAGTTATGTATGGTTTTACATTTTTCCATTGTGTAATAACTTTGTTATACTCTAATAAGTGTGTAAATAACTCTTTTTTTAATTTTTTAAAAACAGGTTTTTCTAAAATATATGAATCATCTGAAATATAATTACTTTCATTTTTATGAATACTTTTATTTATCTTATCCATGGCTTTTATTTCTGTTTTACTGAATTCTCTACCTAGAGAGGCTATGTAAATAGGTGTTGGAAAAATGGCATCAATTTTGTATTTCATATTTCTAACATAAATATATACTTGAAAATAAATAAAAATCAAGTATATAGGATTTTATGAAAGATAAAATTAAATGATCAAAGTAGTAGATAATTTTCTATCAGATAACGAGTTTTTTAAAATACAAAATATTATCTGTGGTAATAGTTTTCCGTTTTATTATAATGACCAAATAACAGATGAAAATGACCCCATAGATTATTATTATTTCATACACTTATTTTTTATTAACAATTCACCAAATAGTAATTATTTTAATTTATGGGAGTCTTTTTTAGAAAAGATAGAGTGCAAAGCCCTAATTAGAATAAAAGGTAATATGTATACAGGTGGTAGAAAGAAAATAATACATAGACCACATAAAGATTATGATTATCCACACAAAGGTTGTTTGTTTTATATAAACGACAATAATGGGGCAACATATTTTAAGAATAAAAAAATATTGCCGAAAGCAAACAGAGCCGTGTTTTTTAACCCACATGAGCCACACTCTAGTTCTATTTGCACTGATCAAAAAAGAAGAATAACAATTAACTTTAATTATTTTTAATATGAAAAAAAAATTAGAAGATTATGTTTTAACAGCTCAATCCGCATTACCTATTAAATTATGTAAAGAGACAATAAAAGAAATAAATAAAAATAAAAAAAACTGGTCAATGCATAAATGGCATAACAGAAACAATGAGGAGGTTGCCTCTCTTAATGGTAATAAAGAATTAGATAATCTTTACATGAGATCAAATAACTCTCAAGAAATAATGAGACTTTTGTGGCACGTAATTCGTGGTTATGTAAAACATTTAGACTTTCCTTGGTTTCAAGAATGGACTGGGTACACCGAAGTTAGATTTAATATTTATAAAAAAAATAAACAAATGTCCGATCACTGTGATCACATCGCGTCCATATTTGATGGTCAAAGAAAAGGTGTTCCTATACTTAGTTGTGTTGGTGCATTAAATGATAATTTTGAAGGCGGAGAGTTTATAATGTTTGACGATATGACCTTTAAATTAAAACAAGGTGACGTGTTAGTTTTTCCATCTAATTTTTTATATCCTCATAGAGTAAACCCTGTAAAGAAAGGAGCTAGGTATTCTTTTATTTCATGGGTTTGGTAATTACAAAAATAAAAGAACACTCAAATATTAAACAAATGATCCTAGACGAAATACACAAAACAAAACAAAATAATTATAGAAATGTTACCTCCACTGATTGGCAAACTCCATCTAATATTGAAAGAACATATTTTACAAAATATATAAAAGAGATAATAAATAAATACTACACTAGGATAGCGGAACAACTTGGATTAAAAGATTTTAATCTTACAAAATTAATTACACATAACTGGTGGTTTCAGATTTATGATAAAGACTCTACGCATGATTGGCACACTCATGCTGGTTCACATTTTACAAACGTTTATTTTATAGAGTTACCAGACCCAACATGTGCCACAGAAATAAAAGGACACAATAATTTAAATATAGAAGAGGGAGATTTAATTACATTTCCTGCATACTGGCCCCACAGATCTCCTATTAATACAACAAACAAAAGAAAAACAATAATATCTTTTAATACATCCTATGAATATTGAGCATTTATTTCCAACAACAATAGGGTATGAATTTTGTCCTTTTCACACTGACATAGAGAAAAAGTTAGTTAATCACTGTAATTCTTTTTCTAATAAATATAATAATAAAGAATCGTTTTTAAATAATGGTCAGTTATTTACTACGTTTGAAAAACATAATTTACTTCAAGACAAACAGTTTGATAAACTTAATACGTGGGTTGTTGATAAAATTAAAGAGTACATGGAACAAACAACGATGTCGTATAACATGAAGTTTGAGGGCGAGGCATTTTTTAATATATACAATAAACATGATTATCAAGAGGCGCACAATCATTTTGGTTTTGTAATATCCTGTATTTATTTTTTAAAGGCTAATAATAAAGCTAGCAAAGTATTTTTTAGACCACATGTTTTTGATAATATTAAATATGACAATTTTACTTACTCACCTAGCACACCTGTTTTTTATGAAGCACAGCCAGGTAAGTTATTAATATTTAGAAGCTACATCGATCATTTTGTAGAACAACATTTAGATGAGGAACAAAGAATATCCTTGGCTTATAATTTTAGATAGGAGAAAAATATGGAAGAAACAAGAGCTGTACTACCTGTGTTTTCAAAGGTAATTTATATAAATAAAATAAAACTTAATCATAAAAAAATAAATACCTTAATAGGTAAAAAATTTGTAAAGGCAGGACATCGAATACCTGAAGACCCTAAAAATATATCTAGCTTTAGTGAGAGTAAAAACATTTTAAATTTACCTAAGTTTAAAGATTTAAAAAAACAAATCATGGATGAGTTATATTTTTATACAAAAAATGTTTTAAGATATAAACATAAATTCACCATGACAACATCTTGGTTTACTAAAACAGAAAAGAACGAAGAGTCTGGTTTTCATAACCATAGAAATGCATACATTAGTTGTATATTATATATAGACGTTGATGATAAAGCAGGAATGCTAAGTTTTATTGATTATAACGTTAATAAGATGTTTCAGCTAACTCCAATTGAGTATAATAATTTTAATTCTGAAACTATTAGAATAAAGCCAGAGAATAATATGATAATATTTTTTCCTAGTGAGATGTACCATAAGGTGTGTTTGCATGAGTCTAATGTTCCTAGAATATCTTTAGCCTGTAATTTTATACCAATAGGAGATATTTCTGATCCTAGTAGTGATAGTTTTGTTCATTTGACCATTAAATAATTCGTTTATTTTTAGAGCAGATTTGATATACAAGATATTATGCTACAAAAAATAGGTTTTCAGCCCGGTATAAACAAACAAATTACACCCACAGGAGCCGAAGGTCAGTGGATTGATTGCGATAATGTTAGATTTAGATACGGCATCCCTGAGAAAATAGGGGGTTGGAATCAACTAGGACAATTAAATTCAAATGAGTTAACTGGTGCAGGGAGAGGCTTACATCACTATGTAAATAGTGAGGGCAGAAGATATGCCATAGTTGGAACAAATAGAATATTATATGCGTTTTCTGGTAACGTATTTTATGACATACACCCTATAAAAACTACCACTACTTTAACAAGTGCTTTTAGCACAACCAATGGATCACCGACGGTAACCATAACTTTTCCCACGGCTCACAATATAAACCCTCAAGATATAATATTGTTAGATAATTTTTCTACCATTACAGGATCTAATTTTGCAGCTTCTGATTTTGATGATAAAAAATTTATGGTGACATCTGTTCCTAGTGGAACAACCCTAACAATAACCATGCCATCAAATGAATCTGGATCAGGTGCTACCACATCTGGAGGTATTAGAGTTCAACATTATTTTCCAGTTGGATCTGCTGTACAAGAAAAAGGTTTTGGTTGGGGTTTAGGAACGTATGGAGGTGTAGACACAGGAGCCGTAACCACTACTTTAAATGGGGCTATAAATTCGTCTACCACAACAATAGTTTTAACAGACGCATCTCAGTTTCCAAGCACAGGAACTAATTTTGTTTTAATAGGAACTGAAATGATTCAGTATACTGGTATTAACAGTAACACTTTAACCGGTGTAACAAGAGGCACCAGAGGCACAACAGCTGCATCTCACAGCGACGGTGTAACTGTTACAAGTGCTACGGGTTATGGTGCGTGGAACGAACAAACTCAAGAGGGTCTAGCTTTAGATCCCGGTATGTGGTCTATTGATAATTTTGGAGATAAAGCAATTTGTTTAATTCATGATGGTGAAGTTTTTGAATGGGATTCTAGTTTAGGAAATGCAACAGAAACAAGAGCCACAATTATAACTGGTGCACCAACTGCATCAAGACACATGGTTGTATCAACACCAGACAGGCACTTAGTTTTTTTTGGGACAGAAACAACTATTGGAGACAAAGCCACACAAGACGATATGTTTATAAGATTCTCGAATCAAGAGGATATAAATACTTATACACCAACAGCAACTAATAGTGCCGGTACGCAAAGACTAGCCGACGGATCACAAATCAGAGGAGCTATTAGAGGTAGAGATGCTCTTTATGTTTGGACAGATACTGCATTATTTACTCAAAGATTTGTTGGAGCTCCGTTTACGTTTGCGTTTGCACAAGCAGGTACTAACTGTGGACTCGTTGGACAAAACGCATGTGTTGAGGTTGATGGTGCTGCATATTGGATGTCAGAGAATGGTTTCTTTAGGTATGCAGGTAAGTTAGAATCACTACCTTGTTTAGTAGAAGACCATGTATATGATAATATTAATTTAGCTTCAGGTAATCAAATGGTTTCAGCAGGTTTAAATAATTTGTTTGGAGAAGTTATTTGGTTCTATCCGTCAGAAACATCTAATGTTATTGATAAACAAGTTACATATAATTTTTTTGATTCATCACCACAAAGACCTGTGTGGACAGTGGGGACATTAGCAAGAACTATGTGGAGAGATTCTGCGGTATTTGGTAAACCACACGCTTTAGAATACGATGCAGGAACTGACACATCTTTTGATGTTATAGGAAATACAGAGGGCAGAACTGCATACTATGAACATGAAACAGGAACAGATCAAAATAAAAACGGTACCATAACAGCTATCACTTCAAACATATTATCAGGAGATTTTGACATATCTCAAAGGGCAGGAGGTGTTGCAGATCTTAGAGGAGATGGTGAATTTTTAATGAAGATAAGAAGATTTATACCAGATTTTATATCTCAAACAGGAGACACTCAAATAACTTTAAATCTAAGAAATTTTTCTAACAACGCTGCAGCTAGCTCTACATTGGGCCCCTTTACAGTTACTTCATCTACTAGTAAAGTAGATACACGTGCAAGAGCGAGAGCGATTGCATTAAAGATAGCTAATACATCAACAAGTCAAAGTTGGAAATTAGGCACTTTTAAATTAGATATACAACCAGATGGTAGAAGATAATGGCGATAAATTTTAATAACTTAGATCAAGATAGAGCAGGCATTATAGGTTTAGATAATGTGGTTACTCAACCATCTAGTGCTCCATTACAAACTGCATTTCTTGGATTTGGAAAAAGTGATGAGGAAAAAGCATTAGAACAAATACAAGAATTAAGAGAAGATCAAATGAAAGGTATTCCCACTGTAAATGATCCTAAAGCACAAAAAGAAATAATTGATAATTTACAATATACTAATCCTGATAAATTAAAACAATATCAAGAAATAGAAAAACAAATAGAAGAATTAAAAAAACAATTTCCTAGCGACACAACTATTCAAGAGGCTTCACTGCCATCAAATAATTTAACAGCCATGAACATAAGTAATTTTGATGAATTGTTTGGCACTAAAACAATTACAGACGCTTTTGGTAATACACGAGTTGTATCAGGATCACAAAGACCAGATATATTTACAGGTAAAACAGATGTAGCAACTGGTTTACCTGTAGGACAAGTTCCCTTTGATAGAATTTTAGACAGTAGACTACCTGGATTTCAGTTTAGTCCAAAACCAACTTTTGGACAAAGATTATCAAGTGGTATTAATCAATTGAAAACTAATTTAGGAACTGGGTTTGGTAAAATAAAAAGTGATATAGGTAGTTTTATTGGTTCAGGAGGTCTTACAGGCATGGCGGGTAGA